AGTAACAATGGTATGTACAATAGTGGACAGAGAGCTAGTGCTCAAGTAGCTTTAGAAGCGGCTAGAGAAGAGACTATGGGTCGTAACACGGTTAATGCTGAACAGCAGTATAACAATGAACAGATGACATGGCTAGGTATGGGCTTACAAGAGAAACAGAATGCTCAAGGACTAGCTGCTAACACGGCTGGACTAGTTAATAGTGCATATGGTAATCAATCTAATATAGCTATGCAAGGTGGCATGAACGCAGCCAACTTAGGTATGCAACATGCTCAAGGTATTGGTGATTTATCTAGTGGATTAGTTGGTGCTATGGCTTATAACAATAATGCTTTTGGTGGTCAGACAAGTTTAGCAAACGGGGCTTATGGTTCTTATGGCGGTAGAGGATTATATGGTGCTGATACAGGCCTATCGCCTATACAAGGTCCATTTAGAACGGATGGAGGACTATAGCAAATGAAACCTACAATAACAAACCTACAAGATGCTTTTGCTATATCTCGTGATGTATATGAGCCTTCTGATTTAGAGGCTCAAGTAGCTGTTGATATGTATCACAATCGTCAGTACACTCAAGCTGAGATTGATGTGCTTACTAGTAGAGGACAGCCTGTAGAAACATTCAACATTATTAAAACATTTAGTAATGCTGTATCAGGTTACTTTGATAATGTAGTAAACACTATCATGGTAAAGCCTAGATACCTATCAAACCCTGCAGCTGCATTACTATTAGATGATGTTGTACAGTATGTTCTAGATGAAAATGAATTTGAAACAGAAGCTACAAAAGCTGAACTAGATGGACTACTTTCAGGTAAGATGTGTTTCTATTATGATATCAAGGACACACCTAAATCAGATGCTTTCGGTAGAAAGGTTAAGTCACTAAAGATAGAGCACGTACCAGCAGCTGAGATGCGTATTGACCCTATGTCAAGAAAAGATGACAGGTCTGATTCTAGGTTTACTAGTAGATGGAGATGGGTAGATGAAGAAGAGTTCAATGAAAATTGGCCTCAAGTAACCACTGTTAATCACAAGGGTAGAAGTAAGAACAAGAAAGCTGAGTCTTATAGTACTGAGGGTACAGAAGATAAACTAACAGAATTTGAAAACAGATACAATATGCGTTTCAAAGGTAAGTTTGAAGAGTGGAATAACTATCTTGTAGTCCACACTATTATGAGAGATGGTGACACTATGTGGTCATGTTTTTGGCATAATGATATTCTATTAGAGAAAAAGAAGATACCTTTTGATGGTGGTCAGAACCCTTATAGAATTGTACTTATGAGTAGTAGTGATAAAGCTGAACACTATGGTGTTTTCAGAGAGGTTGTAGAAACTCAAAAAGCTATCAATCAGGCTCTAATACAGATTCAACTTCTCATCAATACTAAGAAAGCAATAGTTGAGAAAGAGGCTGTTGGTGATATAGATGAATTCAAAGCGCAATTCAATAGAGTAAATGAAGTTGTTGTTGTGGATGATTTAGAGGGTGTTAGAATTGAAGACCTTAGTAAAGACATCATGGCACAGTATAGTATTATTGATAAAGGTCTAAGCCGTGTTCAAACTGTTCTAGGAGTTAATGATAGTTTCTTGGGTCAGGCATTTGCTAGTGATAGTGGACGTAAAGTAAACTTACAACAAAACTCTTCTAAGTCTCAACTAAGTGTTGTAGTTAAAAGAGTTCAGTTTCTTTACAAGATGGTTGGAGAAGATGTAGTTAAATTTATTCAGCAATACTACACTTCATCACAGATACTAAGAGTTTCTGATAAAGCTAATGGCGATAGATTTTTAGCTTTAAATCAACCTATCATGATGCCTCAAGGTAATGGTCAGGAAGGTCCAGTGTATGCAGAAGAGATAGATGATGCAACTGGAGAACCTATGGAGGATAAAGAGGGCAACATTCTTATGACTCCATTAAATGACCCTGATACTGATATCAAGTTTATTGATGTAGATATTAAAGTAGAAGCTATGCCTTACAATAATGCTGATGAGCAAAATCAGCTGATGTTTGAAACTATGCTTAATGGACCATCAGGTCAAGCAATACTTCAAACAGACCCTCCTAGCTACTTTGAAATTCTTGCACTTCAAACAGGTGAGATGGGTACTAAGAATAGTATTAAGATATCAGATATCCTTGCTAGAATGAATCAGAAGATATCAGGTGGACAAATGGACCCTAGTCTAGCTCAAGCCGGTGGTGATACTAAAGCTATAATGGGTGGAGCACTAGGTGGCTCAAATGGTGGTGGCCCTAAGTCACAACAATTACAGATACCAACGGGAGGTAACTAGTTATGGGAATTTACGGTAACCCTGGTGCAGCTTATGTTCAAGGAGCAGAAGCAGGTGCTAGTAGACAGCAACAACAAGAAACTTTAAAGATGCAAAAGCAGGCACATGATAGTCAAATGAGAACTAATGAGAATGCAAACTTTGAAATGGATATGATGCGTAAAGCTCTTGAAGAGTCTGAGGCTAATGCTGCTCGTTGGAAGAAAGCCAACGTAGAAGTTAATAGAGACCAATCTATCAATGAATACATAGGTAGTCTACGGTCAGATGCTTTAGTTAATCCTGATGAGTTTGGTGGTGATATCACTAAGATACAAGACTTCTCAAGGATAGCTTCCCCTGGTAAGAAACCTCCACAGGTTCCAAACATGGGTGACGATACTCAAGTAAGACAAATCTTTAATATGCTTAGAGAAGACTTAGGTGAGGATACTAGTGGTATAGATGACCTATACTTATGGGATGCAGCTAAGAAGCTTGGAATGTCAGGTGAGTATATAGCTGTTGGAGAAGGTAGTGACCAGATTATCCCTGTAGATAAACTATATGGTGCTCTAGGTGCACAGATGAATAAAGAATCTCATACAAAGTTTAATGCCTACACTAAAATGAAGAACAAACTGATGCAGGCTGGCAAAGGTAAGTTAACAGGTGATGGTGGTGAGGAAGATATCCAAATGCAGCTACTGAATCAAATTACTTCTGATAAGAAACTACGTGATGAGATTGTTGAAGCTGGAGGCAGTGTCCCTCAACAACTAACTAATAGAATAGCTCACAATGAAAACCTATATAGAAAAGAAAGCATAGGTGCTGCTTCAGCAGAAACTGGCCGTAAAAATAGAGATGAATATACTCAGGCTCAGAAGAATGAAGCTGCTGGTAAACTATACAAAGGTGGAGCAGAAGATGTTAAACACTTCAATACTCTCCAAATAAAAGATAAAGAGAAGAAGTTTGAGGCTGTTCAAGAATTAGTTGAAAGCTTTAGGGAGTTTACAGGAACTAGAGCTAGAGTAAATGAACTACTCGAACAAGCACCTATTACTAGAGATGCAATGTCTAATATAGGCTACAAAATAAAACAATATCTAGGCGAAGAGACTTCTGCATGGTTAAGCAAAATTAGTGCTAAAGAGGGCGATGAAAAAGGAGCAAGCAAAGCAGATGTTGCTGCTCTTCTTAATGACAAGAAAGCTATGGCGGTATTTAATAGAATAGAAACTGCCATTGGTTTTCCTATGGTAATGTTAATCAAAGAGATTTCAGGTGCGGCTGTAACCAATGAAGAACGTGAATACTTGATGAACCTGGTTATAGGTGGGGAACTTAAGAATATGGATGCCTTGACGGAGAAACTAGATGAGTTTGTTAATATCCTAGGTAAAAGAGCTCAGAAAGGTTTAAATAAAAAAATCTCTGGTGGTAAAGCACTTAGACCTAATTGGGGTGACATGGTAGAAAAAGAAATTACTGCCGGTATGACAGAAGGTATCGCAGGTAGTACACTGCCTAAAATTCCTATGACCTCTGACCCCATAGTAGTTGAGAAGTCTTTTGGAGATACTAATCCCTACTCCCCTGCAGAAATACAGAATGAAATAGATAGACTATTTCCTATAAAGGAATAGCATGGCTGAGCAATATCAAGACCTTATTAAGGCTGGTTTAGAAAGAGGATACTCTAAAGATGAAGTAAGAGAAACTCTAACTAAACAAGGGTATGACATTACTAAAGTTAACAAAGCTTTTCAGCAACGCTCAACACCTGTTGAAACAGTTGATAGTTATTCGTCTGTTGTTAGTGGTGGTAGAGAACGTGGATATAGTGATACTGAGATAGAGACTAAGATGAAAGAGTCAGGTATGGGCCATGACTATATCAATCAAGCTTTTATCAGAGTTAATGAAAATGCTATGGATGTGAGCAATCTGGTGGATGCTCCTAAGGGTGCAAGGGCTGGTACCATCAAAGGGTTTAATGACCCTGCAATGCAAGCAGCGGCTGGTCTTGTAAAAGCTCATGATGTAGTAGAGGGAGCTATAACTAGTGTACCTAGTATTATGGAAGTAATTGATGACCCACTAAGACTAGTGGATGCTACTAAGCCTTTCCTAAACCTTGGAATAGCGGCCACTGAATGGATAGCACAAAAAGGTGTTGATGCTGTAAGCACTATAGCAGAGGGTGTGTTAGATACAGATATTAATCCTGACGTGACGCTGCCAAGAATTGAGGGCGAGTTAGGTTCTTATCCTGAGAGAGCCACTAAATTAGCTAAGGCCAATCAGAAATCTTCAAGGCAACGTAAAGCTTGGATTAAAGCATATGAAGCTGAGTTCAAAAAGAAGAACAAGTCTGCTCCTTATATAACAGAAGTAGTTTCTTTTATTCCTGACATGATGACAGCTTTTATGGGCAGTCTAGCTAACATACCTAGATATGCGGCTATGATAGAAGCCATAATGGGCGGCTCTCGCGCAGAGACTGAAGGTACTGATGTTGGTGAAGGTAAGATTTATGGAGCTATAGGTGGCTATGCAAGTACTAAAATACTTAACACTTTCATGAATGTTCTATCACCCAGAGAAGCTGCACAGGTAGCGCAGATTATTAAATCACCAGAAGAGAAAGCTGATGTGATAGCTTTACTTAAGTACTATCAAGAACATCCTGATGTAAGTTCTGAAATGGTTACTGCAGGTAGAACAGGCAATCCTGTTATTGATGGGATAGCTGAACGACAGAAACAAAACCTAAGTAATGAAGCTTATAATGAGTATATGAAAGCTATGGATACTCTTGGTAAGAAAGGTAGACAAGTACTAGATGAAGTTGCTAAAGACTTTGCTTCTAGCTCTAGTGAGCTTAGTAAGAAGATGAGAGATAATGCAGATAATGCCTGGGATAACCTAGCTGCTAATATTACTCAAACAGATACTATATCCGGCACTCAATTAGCACATGATTTAGATTTAGTTCTAGTTAATGCTTCTGATACTATTAAACAATTTAGTAAGAAGTTATTAGACTTGAAAGGTAATCAATTAGCTATTGATGATATAGTTAGACAAAAGAAATCATTACATGTTGACTACCTAGCTTCTAAAGAAGTAGCAAGTGAAGAAGAGCTTAAATCTTTAACTAAGAAATACTCAACTAAGATTAGAGAGTTAAATGAATCTAAAGCTATCTATGAAGGTATGGATGCAGAGGCCTCACAGAACTTAACAGCAGATAATGTTATTGAGATGATTAAAAAGCTTAATAATAAAGAGTTCATATCTGGTGGTAATATCAATGTTAGAGATGGCAAGCAACGTCACTATCTTAATAAGATGAGAAAGCATTTAGAGGATTCCCTAAATGACATACCAGAGATAGAAAAGGTTAAAGGTGCTTACGACCATGCTAAGGCTGCTTCAAGAGATATGTATGAAACATTTGGATATTCGAGCGGAAAGAATGCAGGTAAGAAAGTCTATACTCCTGAGTTAGGTGAGGTTCTTGGTGAAGCATTTCCTATACAACTAAAGGTTGTGGAAGGGTTATTAAATGAGATACCAGCAGTCTTTGCCTCTAAAATAAAACATATTGAAATTAGACTAGGTACACAAGCTACAAATAAACTCAAGAAAGCTTACATAGAAAGCAAGATTAAGAAGAGTGTGGTAAAACTAGATAACTCAAGAGCAATGCCTAGAGTAAGTGCAGAAGCTTTTGAGAAAGATATTAGACCGCTGCTAGATACTGCAGATGGTAGAAAGATGATAACTGATATCTATGGTGAGAACACTCTGAAAGATTTATCTGTTGTGCGATTGTTAACTAGAGAACTAGGTGAAGCTGCACAAGATGAAACTAATACGCTAGTTCAGAGGTCTACATTTAGAGCGTGGACTAGAGACCTGCCTGAAACTATCTCTACTATTACTACTCAGAGAATGAAGGACTACCTATATACTAGACGTATGTTGAGAGCCTATGGTGAGAAAGTAAACTTCAGTTGGTCTGAAGCAGTTCTAGAAACAGGTATAGGTAGAGTAGGTGGCGCAGCAGCCGGTGCTACTATTGCTCCTGAAGGTCACGAAGCAGAAGGTGCTGCTGTTGGTGCTTGGGCTGGTAAAGTAGGTCACAGAGGCAAGATGATTAAAGATGCAGGGCTCATAGAGAAAGGTGCTAAAATTATCAAGAAGGTGTTGAAGTAATGGATGAGTTTGAAGAGTTAGAAATCTCACAACATGTAGAAGATAATAACTTTGAGTTCCTAACGGAAGCAGACTACACACCTCTCAAAGGTTGGGGTACTGCTGGTGGTTGGATGATGGAGAACTATAGAGAAGCACATAGCAAAGATGATAACTTCAAGTTTGATTCAGTAGGTAAGATGAAGCTCCCTAAGATTTCTGATACAGACATAGATTTCTTTGACCCTAGTGGTATGGTTGGTATGACGGCTAAGACCGGAGTTAAGTTTACTTACTCTGCCATTGAAGCTCTCAAGAAGATGGGAATGAAAACTGTGCTCAGCAAAGAGCAGCTTATCTCAAAGTTGAACAATACTAAGAATATACAAGTGCCTCCTACTCAGATAGAAATGATGGGACTTACAGGAAATATGCCAGACCGTACAGTTGGGTCATGGATTGACTACCTAGATGCGCTAGGTGATTTCAAAGTTACCAGTAGAACTAGACTCAAGAGTGATGAATATTCTAGTATACTGATGCCTGAGTCTAATAGGGATAGCTATGGTATAAACATACAATCTATGAATACTCAGGCTATACCTACCAAGATGGATGCGGCATTGCCTGCTAATCATTGGGATGATTTTGAGAATGTAGGACACTCTAGATACACCACAGAAGAGATAGAAGGTTGGGGTACAGTTAGAATGCTTCAAGAGTATCAATCAGACTTTGGGCAGACAACACGTAAGCTAGGCTCTAGAGATATACATGAGAGTCAAATGAAAACCAACTACGATGCGTTAGTAGCTAAGGCAGAGGCTAAGAGCACTTCTTTACGTGATGAGTATGGAGATATGCTTTATGTTTATGAAGATGAAAAATATGTGGCAGAAGTATCTATTACGAAAGCGCGTAAAGCTGCACTAGATGCTAAGAGAATAGAAATTAGTAAATCAGAAGCACATATAGAAAGATTAGACAGCATGAACACTAGACAACATGGTGCAAAAGCTGCCATTGAATATGGACCTGCTAAGAAATCTTATGAAGAAGCTAAGAAGTCTTATGATGAAATCTTTAGTAATTTCAGAGAAGAACTTAAACAGAACAAAGACTACAAACGTCTTACTAATGAGAGTCGTGACCTTGCTAAAAAGATAGATGATATTTGGGAAAATGATGCTCCTGGTATGATAGACCAAGCAGAAGAGTTGAATAGACTAGATGCACAACTTGAGGTTATAGAGAAACAACGATACGAGATTCAAAATAATAACAGCTATGCCGAAGCATTTGATATAGCTAAGATTAAGGTAAATACTAGAAGAGAAGACTTAATAGCACTTGAAGGTCACAGACGTGAAGGTAATTTAGTTAAAGACTTCCCTATTAATGATAAGAAGTTTAGACAATATCAGATAATGAATGAGCTTGATATGGCTATGAAAGATGGTATCAATACTATTGCTATACCTATTGAGAGAGGACCTAGCACTGGTCTTGCAGGTACTGAAGAAGTAACAGCAGCGTACAAACGTGATGTACCTAAAGACTTAGAAGTAATAAGAAAGAAACTTACTGCTCAAGGTCACACTGTTACTATTAAGAAGCAAGACTATACTAAGTTGTCTGATGAGTATACTCCCGAAGAGAAGCTTAAATCAGAAGAGATTAGAAATAATATGAGACATGTAAGAGAAGAGTATAAAGCTATTAATACCCTTGAACAGGATAGACCTTCTAAAAGAGAGTATGAATTATCTACTTCGATTAATCGTTTGGTTAGCTATCCTGATAGTTTGCAGTCTCCTCGTATCTTACATGATGCACAAAAGAAAGCTAAAGAGTATGCTGAGGCTAGAGGATATGAAGCTAATCTTTACATAGAACAACTGGAGTGGATTGAAGATAATCTTATTGGTAGAGTAGCTAAACCTAAGAAGATTAATGAAATTTATATTATGAAAGTGGAGCAGGCTAAAGACAAACCAATTGATTGGACTATATGGGGAGTAGGAGGAGCTGCGGTAGGTTTAGGGGTTTCACAAGAGAGTGGAGGTTTATAAAACCTCCCTCTTATTGAAGAGTGCTTCTTCCATACCATTAGCACCTTCACCAACCATAAAGTTAAATAGTACGGCATTACAGTCATTACATAAATCTAACTCTGCACCTGTTTGTCCTAAGACTATATGTTGCCAATCCTTAGGATAGATATTACTACCTGTTACTGTTATCTCTAAACTATTACCACATCTATCACAGATATGTTTTAAACTACTAATGCTTGCCATCTACATACTCCTTTACTTGTTCAAATGAATGAGCTATTAGACCTAAACCACCTATATCACGTAGATGATTCAACTTAGTGATTTGAAGGTATTCATGCTTCTTTAAAGACTTAATGTTATCTTTAAATACATATAGACCATCAACCTCTTCTATACTCTTAAACACTCTTTCATAATCGTGCTTTGTTTTAACTTCTACGTGAAGATGTCTTAGGTATGTTTTACGACTATTAGTCATAAGGCTGTGTACTTCTATTGGATAACCACAAACTAAATCAGCAGTACCAGCCTTTGTGAAATTCCCATTAACAGCTATACCACCAATAGCTTCTATACTATCTATTATCTTCTTTTGATATCCTGATTCAGTCATACTTTTATCCCTTGTTGAGCTAACTTACGCACTACTAAATCTAGGTTATTATCAACCTCTAAAGTTTTGTTAGCATTATTATTAAGTACTTCAGTTATCTTACTTACTAACTCCTCAAGCTTCTTCACTCGTTCTGTTAATTCTTCTATCTTAGTCATTAATCTATCTCCCTTTTATCTCTTATTAATACACCCTCATTTAGTGGTGAGTGTGTAGCTTGTATATAAGTATCAACTATCTGTTCATACTCTATTTCTATAACAAGACCTACAAAGTATTCAGGAACTATCTGTCTATCCATATCACTCATACCACTACCTACATAGACTTCTCTACCTTCACTATCTTGCAATAGTAAGGAACCTATCAAACCTTCATACTTACCTGTGCCCTCTTTCCAACCAATGCATAGTAGGTCAGCAGTTCTTCGCTTTTTATACTTAGCAAAGTGAGGCTTACGAGATTTAGTATCTTCCCATACATAGTCATAACCATATAGCATTAACCCTTCATAGCCATCATTAACAACCTCTCTAAGATAGGCATCTAGTTCTTCTTTAGAGTTTATAGCTTTTCCTAGTTCTATGCAACTTGCAGGTAGGTAGCTATTCTCTACAGCCCCTCTACGTACAAAATAACCGTAGTTACTCTTACTAAATATATACTCTGTAATCGTTAGGTAATCAAATACTTTATAGTTATGCCCTTTAGATTTCTGATTGTCTTTACTGCCTGTTAAATTACATTTGTTTCTAGCACCTAACTTACCCTCACCATGTATTCTCTCACATAGATAGAAACCAGGTTTTGCCTCATCAAATATATCACCTGCATTATCTGCATGAGTATAAGTAAGTCCTCCACTAGTATGGTGTATTCTATAATCATCACCTATCTCCACAACCACGTAATTCCCATCATACTTGATGTGAGCTATTAATGGAAACTTTAAATGCTTCTTTAACAGCTTACCTTTGCTTTGGTCTTCAAGTAGTTTGTTATAGTCTAATGCTTTATTAATCTTTGTCATCTGTTGTCCTTTATAATAGACTTACCTAATAATATAAGTTTAGCACCTATGTCAATTATATCTGCTTCTAAAGGAATAGTTAACGTAGCTTTATACATCCCATCTTTAACTAATATAGTAGTACTAGTTATATTATGCTCTACTTGTATTACAATCATCTTACCCATCCTTTACCTTTATAATATGTAAACTCTACTCCATCTTCTCTAACCCATATAGTTCCATCTATAGGGTTAGCAGGTGGTACTCTTAAACTACATTTAGCCATAAGAATTAAGCTCCCTTTTAATTTGTGCTTTATATTTATAGGCACAACCTATAGCTGCATCTAATGCTTTGTAATCTATATCTATACCTGCTTCACTGACTGCCAGCAACAACTCTAGTTTATATGTAGCTCTTTTTAATCTAGTTTTCACATCTTTCTTTGACTCTCTACAAGGTCTATCTGTTTTAACCATTGACTGACCTTCATTACCTAATATTTTAAACTTACTCATCTTCTTTTCCTTAAAAATTCTTCTTGCATACTAAGACTAGTATGTTCATCTAACTGTGGGAACTTCTCTTTAGCTTTCTCTTTCTTCTTGAACTCCTCACGCTCCTCTCTAAGTATAACCTTTGCTGACTCCGATAACAGCTTTGACTTCTTCTTCTTTGGTTTGTAATTAACTTTGACTACAGCACCATTAACTTTAGAACTACACTTAGCACATACACCAAAACCAGCTAAGTATTTAGGTACTTCTCTAGCTTTCTCACATTTAGTACATACCTTATAATGTCTAACCTTAGGTATGCACTTAATAACAAATGCTTCATAATCAAAGTAAAACTTATCTACATTAGTTTTCTTAGCATATGTTCTACTACATTTACCACACAAATTAGTCCTCCTCTTTACTCTAGCTACTCTAACATCAGGGCACTTAGCACAGATATGAGTATATGTAACATGAGTACCTATTGGTTTAGCTCTACTCACCTAGATTGCTCTATCTTATAAGCCATCTCACGTAGATATGTGGCTACGGTTAATTTATCTGTTCTGTCATCAATACTAACGCCTGTCTTAAACCCGTCAGTAAAGGTAAGCTCTATAATCCTATAATCTTCAACTTTGTTAAATCGTTCAAACTCAGTTCTTCCTCGTACACTAACGTCTAGTAAAGTGTGTATCTCTTCAGTGACTATTTTAATACTTGGTATAGTCTTCATTATATACTCCTCTCATAAGATGATTTAACAAAGTTCTCTTTCTTAATAGCTACTGTGTTATACACATACAAACCAATTCCAGGTTTATCAGCCACTAGTATGTCTACTTCAATTGGAGTCGCTCTATTATGGTTAGCCTGACGTGCTGTCCTCTGTGTATGCTTGCTCGTTTTGAACGACATACTATACACGATAAGTTTTTCCATTTCATGCAAGTCAACTCCTTCGGCGTGGCCATCAGAACTAAGTATCTTAGCATTAGGAAACTCCCTCTCAAGTAGCTCACGTTCCTTGATGAAGTGTGCCATAATCGCAATCTTTTCTTCTTCATAGTGTTCCTTTATGTAGTCTATTTTTTCATGACTACCCAGAAAGATAGAAGTCTTATCATTTACTTTCAATGTTCCACCCTCTAGTTGATAGTGCACTGTTCTCATCTTAGGGTCACTGTCACCTAATACTTCATACTCAGTGGGTATTGGTTGACCATCTACCAGCTTATAAGTTGTAAGTTTTAATACCCTTTTATCCATCCAGTTATTAATAAGGTGTCTTGTCTGGTCATACATCCTAACTACAACTACATTAATAGTAGGTTCATGTTCTATGCCTACCTCTGCTCTAGTCTTGAAGTTAAACAAATGGTCACAAGTGTTTAGGACATCTTCAGTTCTAAACTTAGACCTATCAGGTTGTGGTCCATAACTAGTATAGATAGTAGCAGGTATGCCATATCTTCTATGGAAGTCATAGTAGTTCTTAAACAATAACCAAGGACTCCACTTACTTAATTTAAACTGGTGATACAATTGTCCAACTGTTTCAGCATACGGTGTAGCTGATAAGTAGAGGATAGGTTTCCCTTTAGCAACCTTAGCGACTGCTTTCCAAGTTTTTGATGGTCTCCCAATAGAAGCAATCGCGTGATGCGACTCATCAAGGATAACAAAATCGAAATCACCTTCAACTTTATGTATACTCTCATAATTTATTACCGTGAAGCTTGAAGTATGCTCCCACTCTTCTAAAGTGTCTATCCAACCCGAAATAGCTTTTTTCTTTGTTACTATTAGGCAAGTCTTGGCCTTTGAACTCTCTACTGTTAACAAGGCTGTCAAAGTTTTCCCTGTTCTTTCTTGCCAACTTAAATATGCTAGTCCATACTCTCTCACTGTCATTAGTGCCCATTGTGCTCCCTCCCTTTGGTGTGGTCTAGGTATCATTGTGTTGCCTTTCCAATTCTTTTATATCTTCTGCTGACAAGTTTTTCCATCTCTTGTCAGGGTCATTAGATTTAAATGCTTGTTTAACCTTCTCTTTGGTTTCATCTTCTGAACCTCCGATAGGTACCTCTGATAAAGACTTAAGCTTCTGTGCTGGGGTCACAAGGCGGCTCCCATAGATTGATAGTTTTCTCGTCTATATCAAGCTGATGCATATTAACGAGTCGCATGTCAGTGATAGCATCTTTAACCGTTAGCTTCTTAGCCTTGAATAGTTTAAGCACTGCCTTCCACATATCACAAGGAGTAACTAATCCTTTCATAGCTTTCTTAGCTTTAACCTTGCCTATACCTGGACACCCTTTGATATTATCTGTTGAGTCACCCATGAGAGTCTGAACATAAGGGAACTGATAAGCATCAATATGCTCTACCTCTAACCATTTCATATCTATCTTGTACTTTGCACTGCGATAGTAATTGAAGTGCTTACCTGGTACTGATAGATAAACATCTTTATCAACAGCGCATAGTACATACTTGTTTGGTTGTGTACGCTTCTTTAGCACTACTATATCATCAGCCTCAAACTTGGTATGAATACCACCTTCAAACTTCTGTAATAGCAGTTGCTTTATAGACGACATACCAACAGGGTATCGCGTAGTTCTATTAGCTTTGTACAAACTAGAAACATCATATCTAAAATTTCTACCTGCTGTGAAGTGAAGCTCTATATCTTTAGTATTAGTTAACTCTTGTATCTCTCTAATTCTAGACACACAGTCATTAAACACTTCCTCTTCATCATACTTCCATATACAGTGACCTTCTTCTTCATAACCTGGTGTGTTCTGTATGTCTAGTTTTTCATCTAAGGTATACATATCCCAGTCAAGTAAATCATCAGCATACTCTTTCACTGTACAGCTAGCAAATACAATAGTATCTGCATCTATTAACGCTATCTTATTTGAGGTCTTAAACTCTTCGAGTCCTTCCTCACTACCTAAATCTTCAACCATCATTAAGCTCCTTCGTGCATATCATGATAAGCTAGAAACATTGCATTACAAGCTATATGATACATATGGTGTAGACCACTATCAGGGTCATTCTTCTCGCCGTTAGCATAGGCCATCTGATGCCTAAGCATAGCACCTTTTATTCTCTCTCTATTAACCATAGAATTAGCTTGCTTCCAGTTGTTCGCTGTATATTTCTCAGCACCAAATGTTAACACTGCACCTACTCCATTAATAAAGGTCGGGTCTATTAATTCTAATCGTAGTTTCTTGCTATCATCTTTCTGAAACATCTACTGCTCCTTCTGAGTAAGGGTATATAACAACCTGGTACTTAGTATAAATCCTTTGAGCTAACTCAAGGGATGACTGCCTAGTTCTACCCATTTTATAATGTGTTAGCTGTGCTGAACTGATATTTAATTCTGTACCAAGTTCAAAGTTTCTATCATACTCGCCAGAATCTAATCGCTCATTGATAAAGTCTACAATTGACATTTCTCGCATTTTTGCTCCTTTATAATATAATTATATTATAACATATTAATCTTAATCTAATCTGAATTGGACAGGCTCTCTCGCCGTCCAAAATTTCTGATATGATGAATCATAAGGGGAAAGAATTAAAACTCCTTCTAGGCCCTCTCTGTTATTCTGATATCGTTCTAAGGATATACAATTCCAAATCATTAGAATCATAAACTTGCCTAAAACCTGTTAAATCAAACTTCTTGCCTGCTTTTAGCTCCTCGTTACTTCTCACCACTATCAATAGATGAGGAGGTAACGTGTAGAGAGTTTTCACTCCCAAGTTGATATCATACTCTTCACTCGTTGCTTTCTCGCCTATCATTAATAGACTCAGCGGTAGAGTTTCTAGAGTCTTAGGGCTACAAATATAGGTCTGGTTATTGCACAAACCTAATAGTAGCTTCTTATCAAAGTCTGGACGAGCAGGTAAGAACCCGTCCTCATCAACATAGTATCCATCAGCAGATAGTAATAATATTCCTACTTTCATGTTAAACCTTTAATTCGAATTTAATAGGCGGCATTGGATTGTAATACTGTAACTGAATACTGAAATCTTTTATGCTACCATAAGTTCTGCATATAGGCTGATTAGCAATAGACTCACTAGCCCATACTGCATCCTTATATATATCAACTGCTTCATAGTGCTCTTCATAGATATGACAGTCACCTAGATTCATTGTAACAGTACCAGGTTTAAGACTACAGGTACCAGCCATTAGTTTGTTAAGCAGCCAAGCACTGAACATATCAGAGGCAAGACCTACCATAACATCAGCACTACGCTGTGTCCATATCATATGTAGTCTACCAGCAGATACGTACCACTGATAACTCAGCACGCAAGGCACCTGCTTAGCATCACTGCTAGGGTCCCATAGACTGATAACATGTTTCCTACTATGAGGTCTCAAGCAGATATTGCCTATCACTCTTGATAGCTGATTAACCTCATTGAAGTTGTGTAGCAATCTAGCATAGTCCACATCAAGTGAACCATCTTCATTACTCCATGAACCCCAGAAGTTACAACCATGACTCTCAAAGCCTGCCACTGTGTTCTCATTGGCTATGAACGCTCGTAGTTCTCCTACAAGACCTTCCCAATAAATCTTTCTACCTAATAGTAAAGGTACCTCTTCTGGTATCAGAGTAATAGTATGACCAAACACTGAGAGGCAAGTACCTTTAGTAGGTTTAGACTCTGTTCCATTGCTCTGTATCATTTCTATCAACTGATAGTACTGTCGTTCTGCTGAACTAATCATAAATGATTCCTTGCTTTCGCGGCTTTAAGTTCTGCAACTGATAGTGCTTGACCACCACCTGAGAAATCTTCTTCTAAGTCACCCATAGAGTAACCAAACATTAAATCCACTGGCATTGGGATATCATGGTAGTGGAATACTTTCGACTTTCTAATCTCATACCATGCTTCTTGCATACTATCTTGTAATAGCTTACCCCAGTAATCTTTATCTTCTACTGGTACTATCAGATACGCCGCATCATGTATAGAATTAACTATATACCTCGTTGCTCTATTATCTTTTTCTATCAATATATGAATAGCAAGACGCATAACCTCACCACCAGTACCTTGAGTAGGACCATTAATTGCTTCTGCATATTGCTTTGGCTTCATTCTATAACCAAGAGCAGTTTGACACACATAGTTATGTTTACGTAATTTATCACCTACCATAGTATGATATCTCTTTAGACCAGGGTAAGCTGTGAAGAATTTACCAACAAGCTCTTTAACTTCTACATCTGTAAACTTGATACCATACATATCATAAGCATAGTGTTTGAATGTTTCTCTACCCATGCCATAAGTTAAACCAAAGTTTGCAACCTTAGCATTACTTCTTTCACGACCATGAACTTCTTCAATCGGCTTACCATATATAAGAGAAGCCGTAGTCTTATGGATATCTTCACCTCGCATCAATGCTCTGTACATGTTAGGTTCATTCATTATTGCCGCAGCGATTCTAATCTCTAGAGTAGCAAAGTCAGCAGCAACTATTATCTGTCCACTGCCTGCTTTAATTCCAAAACAAGATTTGAAGTCACGACTATAGTTCTGGAGGTTGTTGGTGTTTGGGATAGCTTTGCTTCCTTTACAAGACCAACGACTTGTTCTCGCTCCAACAGGACTGAAGAAACCATATAACTTGTCAAAGCTGTACTGGTTGAGTTTAGATAAATCATTCTTTGCCTTCCTTGCCAAGAGTATTACTTCTGCTGCTTGTTGCTCCTCAGGTGTAAAGCTCTGTGCATGACGTGCTTTAACTCTAACCTTCGCTGCATATTCTTTAGCTTCATCTAGTTCACCCTCAATAGCTATCCTTGTTAGAATAGCCTTATCAGAAGTAGGAGTACCTAGATACTCTTTAACCTGCTTAGAGCTTCTAGGGTTAAGAGGAAAGCCTGCAATAGCTTCTAGCTCTGCCATATACTTATCTATCTTAACCTGCGTATCTATCTTATATTTAGCAACAGTATCTTTCAGAATAGGTAGACCATTCTGCTGCCATTGAACAGATTCTCTGAGTGCATAGATAGCAAGACGATAAGCAAGATTGTTTTGAATAACCTTCTGTATCTTTTCATCTTGCCACATTCTATCTAGTGCTTCTACATCATCACTAGCATACTGTAGTTGAGCTTGAGATAGATAAGCTTTGCGAACAAAACCTTCTTTCTGCATACCCTTCTTCTCTATATCTACATAGAGGTCTTTGTAACCCAGATGCTTACAAGCACTAAGTAGGTCAAAGTTCTGACCAGGTACTGATGGATAAGCTATCTTAAAAGCAATCCATAAATCATCTAGTTTTTCTGGTACAAATTTCAATGTACCCAAATCATAATTACCACCCCAAAATACAAGGTGTAATGGTTTCATATACTCAATTGCTTGAGCTACTTCTTCATCAGAATTTGTTCTTACAATCTCTGTATGTCCATTTGAACGGAGTTGTATAAGAGAACAATTATAGTACAAATCTTCTGATTCTATATCGGCAAAGGTTGGTCTTGTGAGGTCCCTGCCACGATTGAGCAGTTCTTCTGTTGTAATAGTTTTTAACATTTATATTCCTTAGTTTTAGTGTATGCACACTTTAAAATGGTAATGATTCGTTATATGCTTCTTGTAATAATTTACATACTCTGTCATATTCTTCTTGAGTAATTACCGTTGGTTTCTTCTTGAGTTTTTTCCTAAGCTGTTTATTCTCAGCTGTCAACTCATCTACTTTATATTCTAAAGCAATTATATGAGCCGCAGCTCGGGAGGGATTAGCCTGAGTAGACGTCACTACTTCTGTATCTCCCAAGTCTGCGATTATCATAATTACTTCTTCTTCTTAGCTTTTAAAGCATCGTAGTCTTTTACTTGCTTAGATAATCTAGTTCTTGCCGCAGGCGACATTTCTTGCCTACTCTTAGGGTTGGCTGAGTCTTTTAGTAGAGCTTTATTGCTAGCCTGAATTTTGTCATTTTGTTTACTAACTGTTGCTCTACCTTTTACTGCACCTTTCTTGGCATTCAAACCTGTTTTAGTAGGCTTCTTTTTATCTCTACCTACTGCGGCAGGTTTGCCTGCTTTAGCCGAAGCTTTAGCTTTCTTTACTGTTGCCATGTTATCTCCTTTGCCCGAAGGCAGGTCCTATACTTTCGGACCGTCTTCGCCAGAGATATCTTCAACACTATCAATGTCGAGGTCGTCCATACCTTCATCATCACCAAGGTCATCAGCATGAACTTCTGAACCACCAGTGTATTCAACAAATTTCTTAAGTTGAACTGCTTCAAGGTAGAAAGCTAGACCTTCATTACCTGCATAAGCATTGATACCTATTGAGCCATGAATAACTCCTGTTGAGCCATCACCTATCTTCTTATCACCTAGCTTAAGAGGATTGCCATTACCACGTAATACTTTAATCACATTAACCTTGTTATCTTTCGGCCAAACTGTAATAGTCTTAGCGGCAAGAGTCCAACGACCAGTTGCTTCTTTAATAATTGCATCATCTTCATCAAATTGTTCTTTACCATCTTTGTCTAACACTGGTTTCATTTCAGGTTTAAACATGTCATAGTTTTGTTTAGTACAACCAGCTGGTTTATTCTCACGCCAGAATTTATCAAAAAGAGCTTTGTCAGACTTCATTGATGCTTCATCAGGATAGATAACAGATGCTGTATAATTATAGTTAGCAGGGTCTTGATTATCCTCTTTGTTCATTTTGAGTTTACCTGTGCCGGTAATGTTTACCCATGAAAGAGGTAGTAGAGGTGTTTTAAATTCTTGTTTAGCTTGTGCCATTATATTGCCTTTGTTTTATTTCGAGTGTATTAAGTATTTCTACCGAGTGTTTTCCGAGTCAGGTCACTGCCACCGAGGTATTGCAGTTGTTAATCATTTTATGGGGTGGAACCTAGACTTAGTGATGAGCACGCACAACTCTGGGAGTCAATGCTCATCACTAAGTCCCCTCATGTAGAGGGAATTCAGTATTGTGTTATACTAAACCATCAGGTATGATAACTTCTTTTCTTGCTGCTTCTGCTTCAGCCATAAGCTCTTTTGCTTCTTCTGGAGAAACATCACCTGACATAACATCAGTGAATACTGCTTTCTCAGTAGCTTTGAAAGTTTTCTCACGGTCTTTACGTGATTTCTCAGCTGCTTTAGAGAAACGTGACCAACCAAGCTCAGTGTCTGGTTTTTCATAAAAGTTAGGGTTACCTTCAGCATCAAATACTGGTACCATAACATCAAATACAGAATCAAGGATGTGTGTGATAACGCCTTCAGCGTCAACCTCAGTCACATCTTCGATGTTGAACTGTGCTCCACCTTTCTTAGGCTCAAGTAACTCTGTGAATGCTGCGATAGCTTCGTCACCAAGTTTTAACTCCGTACAAATAACCAATGCGCTTTCAAATACTTCTTTTTTAGTTGCCATAATAAATTTCCTTACCCTGTGGGATTTTTTAAATTTGATTCTATATTAAATAGATAAGATAATTATATCGTATTATTCTTAATTTAATATTAAGAGATTCTATATAATTATATTTGTGTGAACTTCATCAGGGACAATCTATATTATTACTACCTTGTGTATAGCTCTGCTCAGTGCTACGTACATTAACCTTGCATAGTTAACATAATATCCATTTCGTATCGCTTTCTTTATATCCTCTTGTGCTATATAAACAGTAGAGAACTCTGAACCTTGACTCTTGTGAATAGTCGTAGCAAATGGTCGCTGCAAATTGAACACCAAGTTCTGATGAGCTATATATTTAGACCAAGCCCAACCTCTTTCTCTCACTCCTTTACCTTGTCTATTCTGTTGACACCACTTAACTAGAGGAGTATCTTCTGGTATGTCATTATTAGCATAGACAAATGCTTGTGCTTTATCTACCTCTGCTTTCAGTATCTGGTCATTCTTGTAATGTTCTACATCATAATAGATAGAATAGTTCTTACCATTATGTTCTATTGTACAGTTTTGATAGTCTGATAAATCTGTACCAAACTTGCTGATGTTAGCTTCTGTTTCAGAAACCTTCATTGCAAGCTCACCACCTTCTTTCAGCTTACCTTTAGATAAACAGTTAGGATAGATATAACCGTTGGCAGCTGGCACAGTGTTATCTATCAATATACAGTCAAGAACATTAGCTACTAGTTTCTCACCTAGATTGTATTCTCTATCTAGTCCTAGCTTCTCTGCTATCTCTGTATTAATCTGTATCACTCTAGCATTAGTATATGCTAATGCTCTGTCGGTCTCAGGATTAAAGTTATCTAGAGTACCTCGCTTGATACCTTTGTTGAATTGCAGATTCATTTCTTTACCACTCTTGATAAAATTCATAAACCTCATAAAAGTTTCTACAACCTCTGGTGCTTCTGCTCTGTGCTGAGTCGTTAGCTCTGTGATATCATCAGTATATAAACCTGCTTCTACAGGCTCACCATCAACAGGAGGTAACTGATAAGGGTCACCGAATACTGTCACTTTACATTCAGCAGGTAGAACCTCTAGAAGTAGGTCTAGTATCTCTTGATTAATCATAGAGTATTCATCAATAAATACATCAGTTAAAGCTGATAAGTCTGTATCGCCAATCTTCTTGAGTTTCTGTATCTTCTGTTTACCTGGTCTGTAGTTCTGATTCAGTGTTGGTACTAGCTTGAGTGTTGAGTGAATAGTATACACATTATCTACACCCTTTGCTTGCAGTACTGCCGCAGCTTTGTGGGTAGGAGTTAAAACCAGAGTCTTACTATCTGCCTTCCTTGCCAACTCTGTGCTCTTCCCACTACCTGCAAAACCCTCAATGAATTTTATCTCTTGGTCAAAATTACTTACTTGTTCTAGCATTATTTATTCCTCATTCTAGTTTGTATTGCCATTATTGCTCTCCCACATCAATAGAATCATTAACTCCTATTCTATTATCAATTACAAAGACAACATATTCCTTTGCATCGTTTTGAGATATACCAAATTTATCTGCAACCATCTTATAGTATTGCTTCTTTGTATATCCAACGTTTGTGCTCATGTATTGTTTGATTTGGTCTATTAACATTTGCTAATCCTTAGTTTAATGCTTTAGTATATCTAACAGCTTTGTTAACCCATAGTTGAGCATCTTCTTTACTCTCACAACTTCTATGGAATGCTAGCTGTACATGCTTCCTAGTCTTAGGTTTTCTAATCGCTTTCATTCCCATAGCAAAAGTGTATCCATCATATACATACTTAACAAACTCTTCTGTTACTGTACCTATACGAGCAGTTAGTAAGTTCCTCAGTTCAGGCTGAGATAATGTATATACCAAATCATGTTTATTCTTTCTGTAATGTGACATCTCATTCTCCTATCGTTAATCCAGCAAGTCTAACTCGCTGTGCAAGCTTTCTCTGCTCGTAGTATATCTCAGCAATACTCATTCTGTATGCAACTTCTTTAATCGTTTTACCTTTGTAAAGATTGAACAGTTTTAGTTGTGCTTCAATGCTCATCACTTATCCTTCATGCTCCAATAATATCCAAACAGCCATACCAAAGAACACAAATGATACAAATGCTTGTGCTATCCATAGTGGTAGCATACCATTATCAACTATTATATAATTTGTCATAATATCTCACATTGCTTGTGCATAGCTTCTGTGGCCTCTTCCCATGTTATAACCTCTGACTTATACAAGTCCATTATCTTACAATCTAGGTTAGCATAAGACTTTAAACCCATATGCTTCTTAACTAGTAGTTTCATAGCCTCTTCTATTTGGTGAGGCTCAATAGTGTCCTTAATAGTATCTATGGTAGCTATAAACCTAACATAGCTGAAATAGTCATAACGTCCAGCAGGCTTAGTACCTCCATGTATAGACATAGTACTATTAGGTTTTTTACGGAGTTGTTCTACTTTATATAAAAGTTCGTCTAAATCTAACTCATTCCTATCTTCATTAGCATAGATATAAACATCTTCTTTAACTTCTTGAATGCAGTAATCTTTAAGAGGTCTACCTAATGCCTTAGACATAGTTAGTGTCTCTTGCATAGCTTCTGTTATACCTTGTTTATGTGCTTTAAATATATGTAATTTCATCTGTTCTCCTATCTCACTGTATGGTGAGTCATGTAATCTTCAACCAGTATATCAATTAGCACACCGCTAAGAGAATCAGTCATAGTAACATACTCTGGTAAGTCATCATACTCATCATCTGCCATTACCTGCTTAATATAGTCTACTATCTCATTATCAAAATCTTCAACTATCTCTTCTTCATCTGGTAGCTTGCCGAGTTGTGGCTCATCAGGATATATGTATCCACCATCAATTGTTTTTATGTACATGTTTTGTCTCCTTAACTAAGTACTCTGAGCACTTGAATTTCTTGAAATATTTGAGAGGTATTCTCGCTGACCTTATCAACATACTACCACTATCACAAGTAGCATGAGATTTATCATACTTTGTGAAATGTTTGCAACTTATACAATTGTTCATTATATACCCTTTAATTCTTTTATAATTTCTAGATACTCTTCATAAGCACTCTCTAGCAATGTAAATGTGTAGCCACTTGCAGGCCAGTTCCTATCGTCCCAACTCTTCGCATATGTACCAACATTCTTGAAGTCGATATGCAACATCTTACTAATAGATGCCTTGCTGTAAGTCTGCTCAGAGTATTTGTCACTCTGCACTAGTGGGAGCATTTCTTCAAACCACTTCCAACTAACCGCTGATTTGTTATTAACCGGTTGGTAAGCTCGACAGATATCTTCAAATAGTTCAGCAATAGTTTCTGCTGTAATATCATCTTTACTACCTAGCTTGATGTTATCCAGTAGGTCTCTCGGTCTAGACATAGAATGTAGCATATTCAGCGTATTGCTTTCACCGCCACCTATCCACTTGTGTCTAAACTCTGTTTCAGGTGCTTGTATGAATAACGCACGTTGTATCTCTTCATCGAATCCCTCCTTGTGTAAGTATAGTAGGTGGTCCACAAATGCTTGCACCTCGTCATTATATTCATGTGAACCTAGAATCTGTGATAGTTTGATTTGGTCTTGCTCATTCAGAGGCTCTGTTAGCCCATGGAAGTGTGCAGGTTCTAAGCACAAGAATCTTCTATCACTCGGGCTAAGCTTGAGCCTATGATTGGTTGAGCCTGTAATCGCAATAGAGACTCTTTCACTCACTATGCTAGAACCCTTCATGTTCAGCTTTCTATATGAGTTAGTATTCTGCTGTTTAATGTTAGAGTATACTGTTTCCCACTCTTTGTTCAGTTCAGGCATATCCTCAAGGGAGAGCACCTTCGTAGCTGATACGATATCACCCCACCCTGAGGACACAGTCTTGTGGTCTACTGCCGCTGCTGCTGAACCTAGAATCAATGAGAACAATTCCAGAGTAACAACTGACTTACCAGAACCACCAAGTTCAGTCTTGAGCGCAGACATCCACATCACCATAGTAGGACTACTGCTTCCGAACACTATCTGTGCAGCATATGCCATGTAGAGGTCATACCATATGGGACCTATTGTAGAGTAAATAGTCTTGTATATCAAATTATCTGCTCGTAGTTCTGAGTTAGCAGTTGCCTGCTCTACATACTCGGTAGGTTGGTAGAGGTTAATAGTATGCCGCTCTGTCTTGAAATCTAGTTCATACTGTGGCTTGTATGGATTGTTAATCAGATACACTAGTGGCACGTTACTATCCCAACCTATCACTCTACCCTCTTCATTCTCAATGTTACGTTCTGGGTGCATCTTAGCCATCGCCTTCTCTTCTAATAGATAAGAGTCACCGTTCTGTTTCGGCACATGACTGAACTTATCTATTTCTATATAGTATAGTCTGCTGCCCTTGAATGTATAAAACACCGGTGAGTCAGTACCCTTCTGATGGTCGAGATGCTCCTGAAATGTCTTCACATCATTTTCAATCTGATAGTTAAATTCAGACTCGTGTTGTGGTAAGCTTGGCAGTATATTATTCAACTGCTGCTGGCTTTGCGGTGAATCTGGGTCAATATTCCACATTTGGAGCAGCTTGCGAATAGCAGGCATTGTATGTTGATTGAAATCTAATTCACTCGTAGTAGTTAGCTTAACACAGAGCTTATTGAATAGGTCGTAAGATAGCTCGTAGTTATCTATCTTCTTAGTTCGCTTCTTGTCTTGATACTCGAGTGGAATCACCATCTTGAAGAACATATTCCATTGCTTCTGTGTATCTAGTGTGTCTGCGATGAAACTCTTAACTAGATTATATCTCTGTATATTTGAGGTGAGACCTAAAGTATTTAGTGCCTTGCTAGTTGAGAGATTCTTCTCTAGTTGATACTCGTAGATAGACTCTGCTAGATTGGCTGGTATCGGTAGGATATCACCTTCTATCAGTTGATTGTCTGGTGAGAATGTATGACCTTCAAATACTGTTCCATGAGTGAATATATCAATTGTAGTGTTGTGCAAGCCCTTCAATCTATTTGCTATGTCGGATACATCACCTCTATAATATACATGATATTTATTAGGCTGCGTTGTAACAGTATATAGTCCTAATGGTACCGTTATGTCTAGGTCTTCTATATACATTTGGTTATTAGTTATCTTAGTCTTGCATCCATCTATATCTAGCACGAGTATACCATTTGTTAAGTCTGTATTGTCAATGAAGTGCCTACCCATGTTATCATCTTGATATCTCGAGTCTTCCCAGCTCAAGTTATCTACTCTCTTGGCATTAATAGCATGTTTCTTGCTCCCACTGCCCTGCTGGAGTAATGTTGATATTATGTCTTTGGAACTCTTTGATAAACCTCTGCATGTTAAGCCCTTATGCTTGACCAGAAACTGGCCTCGCCTTTAGTGCACTCGCTAATATAAACTTATAAGCTACTGAGAATACCTGCGAATAACTAAATCCTAACTCTTTTGCAATCTCTGCTTTCTTTCTTGCAGAAGTCTCAAGAAATATAACCTCTGCATGGTCTAGTAATAATGTATAATACTCATTATCTTGCATCTTAGGTCTCTCTGCTATCTTTGCTATCAACTCTTCGTATGTCATTACTGACTCCTTCTAATTATTAATTATGAAATTATATCTAAATAATTATTAAGATTATATTAAAATAGAATTACATAATTATGTAATTTATATCGACATAATCTGGTAGAATCTATTTATAATTATGTAATTCTGAATGCTTG